GCCCCGGAAACGGCGAGCGCCGCCCCGAGGATCGCCGCACCGGCAAGGCTGGCCGTGGCCCCGGCAGAGGCAGACAGGCTGGCCTCGACGATAGTCGCGGTCTTTCCCGCCCCCGAGGCGAGCGCGCCGGAACCTAGCGGGCGGTTTCCTAGCATGGATCAGCCCAACCCAAACGCCGCGCGCACGTCGATTGCCTCCAGATCGGCAAGCGTATTGGCGGCTTCGATCTGCGCCTCCACACCCCGCCGCGCCGCTGTCACCTGCCCGTAGGACACGAGATATTCGGCACGCTTGGCGATGATCCGCTGTGCCATTTCCAGTGCGGTTTCGCCCGTGGGATGGCGCAGCGCGTCGATGAGATCATTCTGCCCGCCGGTCACGACTTCCTGTGCCGCCGCGACTTGTTCGGCCCACCCTTCACGCTCTTCGGGTGGATAGGCCGCTGAAATCGGGCGCATGGCTTCCGAGTAGGCGTTGCGGGCCTTCCGCTGAAGTTGCTCTCGCTTCTGCGCGACTTCCTCCGGCGTTGGGTCGCGTTCCACCCACGTCCAGTAAGGCACGCCCGCACGCCACTCGACCGGGCCACGTTCCGCGATCTTGCCGGGAGTCTCAGGTATTGGGTCGTCGCGCAGGATTTTCCAGCCATGCGCCTCAAGTGCCGCGACGGGCGGAACGTCGCCCACGAAAGCCACGTTGGGGTGAAAGCTGCGAAACGCCTCTGCCGGGTAGTGCAGACCATCCTTGATGATACGCATCACGACACCCCCTCGGCCTTGGACAGCAGTTGGTAGCTCGCGCCGTTGTCGATGGTGAGAAAGCGGTAGATCGACTTGGGGTTGGCGGGGGTGAGGGCTTCTGCGGCTTGGATGCTGGACGGAAAAGTAACGACTGGCAGACTACCAGTAGAGTATTGGTAGATCGCGTTATTTTGCAATCCGACCATATAAAGTTTTGTGCCATCGTCGCCGAACCATATACCAGTCATCCCCGTGTCTTCGGCAACGGCGCTAAACGACACGCTGTCGTAGGACGCGGTGGACAGGTCCCAAGCGGTGGACAGGCTGTATTGGTAAATGGTGCTGGAATCACCACCTAGAACAAACATTCTAGAGCCGTCGGCACGAAAGCCAACAGCCTCCGCATTACCATCCTGGCTCCCAAAATCAAACGACACGCTATCGTAGGACGCGGTGGACAGGTCCCAAGCGGTGGACAGGCTGTATTGGAATACTTTATCGACGCCAAAACCGAGCCCAATCATATACATCTTGGTGCCATCTGGCTTGAATGTAATTCCAGTTGGGAAGCCATTCTGGCCGGATATATCCAGAGACACGCTGTCGTAGGACGCGGTGGATAAGTCCCAAGCGGTGGAGAGGCTGTATTGGTAGATGGTGTCACTGGTGCGTGACACAACATACAATTTATCCCCATCAGGGCTTATGAACAGCCCCTTTGAAAAACTAGATTGCGTGTCCACGCTAAACGACACGCTGTCGTAGGACGCAGTAGACAGGTCCCAAGCGGTGGAGAGGCTGTATTGGTAGATTTCGGCGGGGTCTTCTTGCAGGGCATACATCTTTGTGCCGTCGCTGCTTAGGACAACACTTTCCGGCGTCGTGGTCTGCCCAGAGATAGAAAAAGACACACTGTCATAACTCGCCGCCGCCAGATTGAACGTCGGCGCATTGGCATAATCCAGAATGGCCGTCACTTCCTGCACCGCCTCGGTATTGGAGAAGCTGACAGTCACGCTGGCGCTATCCAGGTCGAGCACCTGATAGTCGTGCGAGAAGTCCAGCGTTTGCGATGCGCCAGAGGTTGTGGGGGCGAGGGAAGGCTGCAAATCCTCCGCCGCCGCGTCAACGAACACCTCGGCAGAGCCGGTGAGATTGAGCAGTGACCCGGTAGACGACTCCAACAACGTCCGAGAAAGCGTGGTGCCAGAAGCGGTATAGGTGCCCTTGCCAATTTCCCACGCATTGCCGTCCTCGATAACGTAGCGCACTTCGTCGCCATCCGAGACACCCGCATCGGCGAACGTCTGAAACTTCGTCACCGCAGAGCCGAGCGTAACAGTGCCGGTGCCGGTCGTGGCCGTGGTCATCCGGGCGCGGTTGAATAGCTTGGGCATGTCTTACCTCACGGGTGGGGACGGGGCGCGAGGCCCCGCCCGCGGGATCAGTCGAGCGTGATGGCCGAGCCGGTGCCGACGCGCGGAATGACGCCATCCGCAATGGTGATGTTCGGAGACAGCGCCCCGGAAATCAGAACCTTGCCCGTGCCCGTCGAAGCCGTGCCGACCGCCGCGTGCGTGATCGTCCCGGTATCACCGCTCTGCGCCTGCGCAAAGTCCACATTCGCCACCGGGGATGCGCTGTTGTCCGTGATGGTCCAGCCGCTGCCCGTGCGGTCAATGGCAACTCGCGCATAGCCGGTATAGCTGACCTCGTTGGTGGTCTGGTCCCCCGCCTCGCCGGGATCGGCGGTGTGCAGCGAAATATAGAGATTGGTCAGCGGCGAGGTGCCCGCGTTGTCCGCCACATTGGCGACGGCCTGGGCGTTGAGGATCAGTTCGAGAAGGTCATTCTCGAAGGTGTTGCCGAAAGACATGGCGTGTTTCCTTTCACGAAAGAGGCCCCGTGGGGCAGGGTTGAGGGGTTAGCGTTTGCCTTCGATGAGCTCGATTTCCTCATCAATCACCTGCAAGGCCATAGCCCCGGCAGACTCATCATTTAGCCGGGCCATGACGCGGGCGGTGAGCGTTCCAGATGACCGCGACAAGGTTTGCGAAAGCGGAATGTTGTGGACGAAGCGCCGCGTGTCGCCCACGCGCATGAACACCTCATCAAAGTTCCGCGTGTACGTTCCGAGGCCCGGAATATCCGCCTCGATCTTGTATTGGCCCTTGATCCACGCGCTTGTCGCCACCAAAGGATCGGCACCCGATGTGCGCAGGGTGAAGCCGAATTTCACAAGAAGATCGCCTTCGGCGGTGACAGAAAAGTCTTTCGTGAATGTTGTTGTCCACGAAGTGCCGGTGGTGCCTATCGTTGTCGTGGTGTCTTTTTGCTGATACTGGAATTTGGTCACCGCGTTGGCTCCTATCTGCGCTGTATCCACGCCGGAATTGGCAATGATGAGCGTGCCCGCCCCATCCGTGTCGAGCGTCACATTGTCGATCTTGATCTGGTCGGCCTGCAAAAGCCCCCGGATCGTGGCCGCGTCAAGCTCCGCTGCGCCGGTCGTTCGGTTGATCTGCCAGCCGGACGTTCCGGCCACGAAATTGTCGGACTGGATCGTGCCTGCCAGCGCCAGCGCATTTGAGCCGGTAGAAGTAAGCGTCACGCCATCAATATCGACCTGCGCCGCTGTCAGCTTTCCCCGAATTGAGGTAGCGCCAAACTCTGCCTCTCCTGTGTCCCGCTTGATTTGCCAGCCCGATGTGCCCGCGACGAAGTTATCAGACTGAATGTCGCTGTTGATCTGGATCGCGCCCGTGACCGAGCCGAAGGACACCGTGACCCCGCTCGTCACGCCGTCGATTGTCACCGTGAACGGGGCGGACCATTCCTGAACCGTGGTATCCGTGACCTCGACGGCGGGTTGCTGCTGGCTCCACCCCGCCGTTAGCTCGGTCAACTGGCCGGTGCCGCTGTCATAGCCCGTCGCCGTGGGCGCGTCCGGCGCGGTCCCCTGAAGCGTCTGGTAATAGACCCGGCCCGTGACCTGCGTGTCGCCCTTGTCGCCGTCGGTGCCGTTGGTTCCGTCCGCACCATCTGCCCCGTCCGCCCCATCCTCGACGAGCTTGATCGGTGCGGACCAGGTCAGGCTGCTATCCGTGCCGGTGCTGCCCGCAACCGCGGCTGTGGCGGTGGAGGCCCAGAGCGGGTTGCCGTCCGTGCCCGGCGCGTCCGCGCTCCACCCGGCGGGCGGGGTCAGGGTGTTGGCGCCGAAGTCATAGCTGCCGCCCGTGGGCGTGGACGGCGCAGAGGCCGCGCGCTGGTAGGCCGTGACGGATTTGACCGATGATCCATCATCCCCGGCCTTGGCCTTCGAGATCGTCTGCGACACGTCCAGCGTGCCAAAGTCATTGTTCGCGTTCCGATAGTTCAGGAAGTAGACGATCTTGACCGTATCGACCCCGTCCGCCATCGCGGAATGGTTCGCGACCAGCAGATCGTTGCCGCTGTCCGAAACCGAGCCCGGCGTGATGTCGGTCGAGGTTGCACCATCGGTATAGACACCGATGCTGTTGATTTTCCACGTCCCGGCGGTCAGCGTGCCGGTCGTCGAACTCAGCGGTGAATTGCCTTCCTCGACAGAAATCCGGCACCCCGACCCGGCGTAATCCGTGACAACCCCGGCCTGCGTGGCGGGCAGCGTTACAGCGGCGGGGCTGATCACGATATTGATCGCATCCGCGCCCGGATCGCCCGTGTCTCCGGTGGCCCCTGTGGCCCCCGTCGCCCCGGCCTTGGCCTTGGAGAGGGTCAGCCGCTTCGTCAGCGTCGGAAAGCCAGACCGCGTGGCCGTGATGTCCACATGCCCGCTATCCACCGTCAGGCCCGTCACGTCGAGCGTCCCGCTCGTCAGCGTCGAGGTGACGCCCGTGCCGTTCGTGCGCGCGAGCGTCCAGTTGGACGTGTCGTCGGTGGTGCCGTTGAGGACCGTGATTGTCGTCTCGGCCTCGCTCAGGTCAGGGTTTGCCCCGTCATTGTCGGCTGGAACGGAGATTGTTTCCGAGGATAGCGCGATGGACAGGCCACCCGAGAGGCTGATCGGCAGCGTCGTGATCGGCACCCAGTCTGACCATGCGCTCGGCGCGTCCGTCACAAACCGCGCCCGGAACTCAAGCCCAAGGTTCCCGCCAAGCGGAGAGGTGAGCGTGCTGCCCTCGTCCACGCCGTTGACGCCCGCGACAAGGAACTGCTCGGTCGTGGCGTCCCGGCCCTGCCAGCGGATCAGGTCCGAGGGCTGCGCGCCGGCTGCGCCGTCCCACGCGACCTCGACGGCGGCAAATATGTTCGTCCCGCTCGAATCCGGCACGCCCGCCTGCGAAAGCGTCAGGACAGGCACTGTATCATCTTGGTCCGGCAGTGATGAATAAGCCGGAAGCGGACCCTGTTCCAGCGTCAGGTCCGGCGAGAAATCCGCCGGGTCGCGCTCCCGCAGGCCGACCTCCACCATCCCGCTCATCAGCCGGAACACGGTTGTGCCGACCTCGAAATCCTTGTCCGTGAAGCCCCACGACTCGTGCGAGAGCGTGACATCGTCCAGCGGCTCCAAGTCCAGCGCATCTGGCGGCAGCACCATCCCCACCTCACGGTGCCGCCGGTTGTCTGTCACGAGCGCGGCCTGCACCTGGTTGGCCTGGTCGCGGCTGAACACCGACTCCATGTCGAGATTGAGTGTCAGGAGCTGGCCGTCATCCTCGGCCTCCCACGCCGCGTTTCGCAGAATGTCGGTGCCGCGCGGCTGCCACAGGCTTTCCGGGTCGATGTAACGCGAGACGACGGCGTTGTAAGTCGATTCCAGCCCCTTGATCGGATCGAACGATCTGGGGTCGCTGATTGACAGATCACCCGCCGTGAACGACCGCACGGGGGCGGCAGGTCCGCCGTGCCGAACCCTCCACACACCGCCGGTCTCCGCGATCCGCCCCTCGGACCCGCTCAGGATGGACTGGATCACGTCCTTCGGCTCATCGTTGGCAATCTCGATCTCAACCGAGGTGCGGAACTGAAGACGGCCATCAACGTCCACATCGCAGACGTTCATCGCCGCGACGTGGTTTGACAGCGGGACATTCGGCTCGGTTATCCTGCCGCCATAGACCTCCCCGGTTGGCAGCGGAATGCCGCGCAGCAGGTTGTAATCCTGCACTCCCGAATTGTCGCTCGGCTCCCATGTCGTCTGATCGGCCCAGCGGTGCGCGCCGGAGCCGCCCGCCGTGGTATCTTTGCGCGGATCGTAGAGCGGGATGCCGCTATGCACGAAGGCCGACCGGGGACGCCCCTTGAACTGCTTGCGGTTGAACAGATACGTGAGGATGACGTAGGGCGTGCCGGTCCCGATATGGTCCGTGGTCCAGGCGTAATCCGTCTCGGCGCTGAACTTGTCGACCAGGTAGGGATCGGCTGTGGTCTGCGTCCCATCGTAGAACTTGGCCCACGCCAGCCGCACGCCGCTCTCGTTCGTGAACGGCAACTCCACCCCGAAGTCAGGATGTGCC